ATCAAAGAGCGTGAAAAGGAACTCGAAAAGCAGAAGGCTTACCAGCAACTGCTCAATCATCACTCCGACTTCGACGAGATCAAGTCAGATGAAAAGTTTCTTTCGTGGCTCGAAGAACAGCCTGAGTCAATCTCAGATGGCATCTACAAAAACAATACGGATGCTAAATGGGCGGCACGGGTCATAGACCTCTACAAGGCCGATACTGGTGTACCGGCAAAAAGGAAGAAGACCACAAAGCCTTCCGCAGCAGATGCAGTTACTAAGACCTCCGCGAGAGAAGTAGCGACTGCAAAAGTAGACGGCAAGGTGTGGAAGGCTTCCGAAATCCGTAGTCTCAAGCCGTGGGAGTTCGAGAAACTCGAAGAAGAACTCGACTCTGCGCGTCAAGAGGGGCGGATCGACCCTAACAACTAACCTTAACCTCAAGAAGGAAGGAAAGAACCAATGGCATTTGGTACTGCTGCAGGCTATGGTAACCTGCCCTCCGGTAACTTCGCACCGGAGATTTTCAGCCAAAAGGTTCTCAAGTTCTTCCGTCGTGCTTCGGTTGTAGAAGACATTACAAACACCGACTACGCGGGCGAAATTGAAAACTTTGGCGACACGGTTCGCATCATCAAAGAACCAACAGTCACTGTCAGTGCATACACACGGGGTTCCGTTGTAAACGCACAAGACTTGGCTGACGATCAAATCACGATGGTTGTCGATAATGCAAACGCTTTCGCGTTTAAGATCGACGACATCGAAGAGCGGCACTCGCACGTAAACTTCGAAGCACTTGCTACCTCATCTGGTGCATTTGCCCTGAAGCGCAAGTACGACGCCAATGTTCTGCAAGCCATGTCAGATGGTGCAGGCATTGCAGGTGCTGACGATGCCTCACTCTCTGGCGGGTTGACCACTACCAACTCTGCTCTGGGTACAGCATCCGCTCCAATCAACGTAGAAACCGACGATGCAGGCATCAACCTGATGCTGCTGATGGCACGTTCGCTTGACGATCAGTCTGTGCCGGAAGAGAATCGCTGGTTCGTAGCACCGCCGATCTTCTACGAGAAGATGTTCCAAGCCGGTAATAAGATGGCTGAAGTTCAGGTAACCGGCGATGGTACTTCACCACTGCGTAACGGTCTTGCTGTACCGGGCACCCTTGCTGGTTTCCGCTGCTACAAGTCCACCGCACTCAACTCAACAGCAGGTACCGATCAGGTAACTCTGTCTGGTGTGGCAACTGACGCCTCTGAGAATGTTATTCTTGCAGGTCACATGTCGTCCACCTCCACTGCTTCGCACATTGCTAAGACCGAAGTGGTTCGTTCAACTGAGTCGTTCTCTGACGTAATTCGTGGTCTGCACGTTTTTGGTCGCAAAGTTTTGCGTCCAGAAGCTGTCGTTCGCGGCGTCATCGACTTCGCGTAAGGGGAGATATATAAATGGCTACTTATGATCGTACCGTTACTGGTGGAGGAACCGTTGGTCATCCGGCTAACCTGCCTCGCCCGTATGTTATCACCTCTCCGGTCTACGACGCGGTTGATAACACGTCCCTCGCTGGGGCTGATATTGTCAAGATGATCGATCTGCCTGCAGATACGATGGTGGTCGGCGGCTGTCTTGAAGTCCTTGAGGCTTCGGGCAACTCCTCCGTGACGCTTGACGTAGGCACCAGCACTGACGTTGACTCACTGGTTGACGGCGGCGCAAGTAACGCTGCTGCAATCATCCAGTTCAACCTGAAGGCTGCAGGCGTGAATATGGTCACTGCTGCTGACTCTGTTCAGGTGACTGTGCTTGACTCCGGATCATCCGGCACGACTGCACTGCGCTTCCGTGTACACGCCGTCGTATGCGACGTGTCACAGAACCCTACTGAGTCTGCTACAGTTTCGACTGGCACATAATAATCTTGGGGGCAGGGAAACTTGCCCCCTTTACTCCTTACTCAATTCATGTTATAAGCAATAACCTTTGCGGGGGATACACCTATGGCACCTAAAGCACCAGCCAAACCAAAGAAGAAGTCGGGCAGTCCTACACCTAAAAACAAGGCTCTCTACTCTCGTGTAAAAGCAGAAGCAAAGAAGAAATTCGATGTTTACCCAAGCGCATACGCAAATGCTTGGCTTGTTCGGACGTATAAAAAGCGTGGTGGGACATACTAGGTATGGCTAAACCAAAGGGCGGCTTAACAAAGTGGTTCAAGGAAGACTGGCGGGATGTAAAGACCGGCAAGAAGTGTGGTCGTTCCGGATCAGAAAAGAAGAAGCGGCCCTATCCTGCGTGTAGGCCAGCCAAAGTTGCCAAGCGCATAACCAAAAAAGAAGCAGCAAAGAAGACCGGATCACGCAGAGTGAACTGGTCTGTTACTGCTTCGGGCAGAAAAAGGAAGAAGTCCAGTGGCAAGAAAGCCTGACAACATGCCCGCCCGCAACAAGAAGAATTTTCGCCCTACGAAAAAGGGTGCGGGTATGACGAAGGCTGGGGTAGCTGCATACCGCAAGAAGAACCCCGGCAGCAAACTCAAGACTGCAGTGACAGGTAAAGTAAAACCCGGAAGCACGGCAGCAAAACGTCGTAAGTCATTTTGTGCCCGCTCTGCAGGTCAGATGAAGAAGTTCCCGAAGGCAGCGAAGAATCCGAATAGTCGTCTTCGCCAAGCACGGAAGAGGTGGAAATGTTAAACCTATTGATAGGTCCGATTTCTCAACTGGCTAGTACATGGCTAGAGGGCAAGGTCGAAAAGACCAAAGCCGAAACGGGTGCGAAGGTCGCAATGGCAAAGGCCGAAGCGGTCATCATGGAAAAGAAAGCAACAGGTGAAATAGACTGGGACTTGGAAGCGATCAAGGGTAGTCAGAACTCGTGGAAGGATGAGTGGCTGGTTATCCTGTTTTCGGTTCCCCTGATCCTAGCATTCATACCGGGTATGGAAGATGTCGTCGCACACGGATTTCAGCAACTGAAACAAATGCCCGAATGGTACCAGTACAGCTTGGGCGTTATTGTTGCTGCAAGTTTTGGCGTACGAAGCGCAACGAAGTTCTTCGGAAAGAAATAGGCGTGGCTGACGTAACATTTGAACGCATCTCGAAATGGAAGCTTCTGCCCCGCTTTATGATGCTTGTGATGACATTGATGAGTTGGCGTTGTGCAGAGTGGTTTATGAACTTGGACAGCCCCACTGCAGCACAGTCCGCGTTTGTAAGCGTTGTGATGGGTGCCATGACCGGTGCGTTTGGTATCTGGATGGGCGGAGAAAACAAGGGCGAAAGCAGGAAACACAGCGATGAAGTATAACACCTCACACTTCCTAGACAAACTGATTGCACACGAGGGCATGGTCCTTACCGTCTATCAGGATACACTGGGTATCGACACGATTGGTATCGGACGCAATCTCAAGGATCGCGGTATCAGCAAAGAAGAACTGGATCACATGGACATCCCATCGATGGCTGTCGTGTATGAGCATGGTATCACAGAGGCTGATGCCCGCTACCTAGCTATGAACGACATGAAGATAGTCGAGGACGAACTGTGTCGCGTACACGAGTGTGTGAAGGACCTCGACTCCGTTCGACAATTGATTCTGATGGACATGGCCTTCAACATGGGTGTTCCCCGTCTCTGTAAATTCAAGCGCATGTGGAATGCGATACACGAAAAGAAATTTGATGTCGCTGGACGGGAGATGCTCGATTCGAGGTGGGCGACACAAGTAGGTTCGCGGGCTACAAAGCTTTCGGACGCAATGGTTAAGGGAGAGTTTTGATGACAAAGGGACGCATGGCTGCCGAAAGTGCTGAGAAATCTGGGGGCATTAATTTCCGCAAAGAAATAGAAGAAAGCTACGAAACCTTACCAGATCGTATTCGTGAGTACAAGGAACAAAAAGGTAAGGGCATAGAACGTCCAGAGTATCCTAGCGAAAAAGCGCAAGAATACATGAGACGAAGAAAACCTGTAGTCTTCACATGAAACACGTCTTTCTCCTGTTCGTTTTCTTGGGCACGGGAGAAGATAAGAAGATGGTCAGCAGCGACATGTACTTTGCAGACCTCAACGACTGCGTATGGTATGCCCAAGTCCTACACAAACAGGGAGAGAAGATAACCTCCTACTGCCTACCCAAATTAGTTAGCGACAACACGAAAGTATATTGATGGACCCCATTTCCGCAATGGCAACTGCTTCGGCAGCCTTTTCTGCAATCAAGAAGGGTTTTGCCGTAGGTCGGGATATCGAACAGATGGCGGGTGACCTGTCACGTTGGATGGGTGCCATGTCTGACTTGGAGCAGGCGGAGAAGGAAGCCAAGAACCCGCCGATATTCAAGAAGTTGTTTGCTGGACAGACGGTGGAGCAGGAAGCCATAACCGCCTTCGCTAACAAAGAGAAGGCAAAGCAGCAGAGATACGAACTGCAGCAGTGGATTTCTTTGACAATGGGCAAGTCGAAGTGGGACTCCCTTGTGGCAATGGAAGGCCAGATACGTAAGCAGCGCAAGGAAACACTCTACAAGCAGCGTGAACGCAGACAGAAGTTCGTAGAGATTATAGCTTGGATACTGCTAGTTACTGCAGGTGCTGCAGCCCTATACGCCTTCGTCGTATTTATGAAGGGTCAGGTTGCTAACGCTGCAGAGCCAGAATACGTGGCCTGTCGCCTGAAGGGCTGCACTACCGTAGACAAGCAAAGGGTGTGCGTATATCACGGCGTAAACAACACGGTGGACACATTGTTTTTTCGTATGGACGAGTGGTTCCCCCGCGAGTTTCAGTGTCGTTATAAGCCTAACGAAATTAAGCCACCAAGCATTCAAGAAACACTCGAAGCAATCCGTAAGTCACAAAAAAAATAAAACTTGCTAAATACTTAAAATAGGTGTATAATGCTCTACAGGGAGACTGACATGAAACGACTTGCTTACGAAGCATTGAAGCACAAGTACGAGGCCCAGCAAAAAGATGCACTCTTTGTATATGCGAATTACACGAACAATCCTGCTGCTATCGGTGAACATCCGGATTTGCTTGAAGAAATGGACAAG